TTATAAGGAATATGAATCGTGCCGATTTTGTGCCGATTTTGATTTCCGTTTGGTGTAGGAGGCGAACTTATTGAGTTCGTCTTCTTCTATTTTTTCGGTGATATCCAAGTACGTTTTTGTGGTTTCTTTTGTGTCTTTATGTCCCAACCTTTTTGAAACATAAAAAATCGAGGCGCCAGCTTCCAATGAGAGAACTGCATGTGTGTGTCTAAATACGTGTGTTCCTTTATATTCCACGTCAGCCCATTTGCAGTATTTCTGTATAGACTCTCGTACAGTAGATGGTGTTAAATAATTTCCCAGGTAGTTCTGAAAAATAATACCATCTGGATTACGTTTAAAAGATTTATACTTCAGTATCACTTGATTTTGTTCCAACTTAAATCTGTTTACCTCTTTTATCAGATCCTCATCTAACTTAATCGTTCTATAAGAAGAAGTTGTCTTTAAAGATGTTAATTTCAGTTGATTATTTTTGTCCCTACTTGTTTGTCTTTCTACAGTCAACATATCTCCATCTATGTCTGTCCATCTTAAGGCCAAGGCTTCGCTAATTCTTAAGCCTGTTTGACTTAATAAATATATCAAGACATAGTACAAACGATATTCTTTGAACCTTTGGTGTTTGTAATTTTCCATAAAATCAAGTAGTTGATTTAGTTCCTGTAGGTTATAGTATTTTATTTCTTTGTTTATTTGTACGGTTTTGTCTTTTACAGGTATTTTTAATTTTAGAGTCGGATCCTTTTCAAGAATTTCTAAATCGTACACAGCATAATGAAAAATGCTTTTTAGGACAGATAAATATTTAAGCCTGGCACCGTATGAGTACTTTACGTTCCCATCATTGTCTTTCTTTTCTGCGTATTTATTGAGCCAACGATTTATCTCCGGTCGTTTGATTAGCATAATCCTTTTGTTGCCAAAGAAGGGGAGAATGTGTAATCGCACTATAACCTCTAATTGTTCAAAAGTGGAATCCTTCACTGAATTCTTTTTGTGTTCAAAGAGCCATTCATTTGCTACATCTTCAAATATTCTGTCCCTGTCATTTAATGTATGGCCATAGTATATCTTCTCTTCAACAGCTGCCGCTTCTATTTGTGCCTCTTTCTTAGTTCGGAAAGTACCGATGCTAAATTCTTCTCCATCCTTTGAGACCCTGGCTTGCCAATTACCGCTTTTTAGTTTTCTATAAGTGGCCACGTATAATACTCCTTTCTAGTTTATTGTTTCGTACACAGCAAGAGGGTTAAGAAATAAGATATGCTTATCATCCACTCTTACCTCTGTACCATGTTTTTGACGATAAAAGTCTAAGCATTCTTCTAAAAATGATTCAGTCACATTTAGCATTTCCGCTATTTCAAATCTGGATCTACAGCCTGCATCGAAAGATTCAATAAACTTGTGCAGAGGAATAATCCTTTTGAATGCCCATTTTCTGGCCAGTTTCTCCTGTTTAATATTCATGATTTTGGACTGGTTAAGTATATCTCCAACTGTCATATGGTAATGTCCAATTTCCTCGGCCAGAATACACCCTTTTTCAACAGTGGTATCAATGTTCTTGTTTAACCAAATTACTTTATCACCATAGAGCCCTTTTGTCCGAGGCTTCAGGTCCATTTCCAATACTTCAATGTTTAGAGCGTCTGCTTCTGCAAGTAGTTGCTCATACATAAAATCGCCCCTTTATCTGTTACGTTTAGACCGGATGTACTCCTTAAACTTTTCTATTTCTTCTAATTCTTCCTCAGTCCAGTCATCATCATGATGTGCTGCTATTGTTTCAACTTCCTCCAAGCCCCCCTCTTCAATAAGTTGACTTTTTTTAAGATTGAAATGGTTTGCTATTCTTTCGATCGCTCCCATTCTTGGTTCTGATAATCCATTTTCCCATGCCCAAACTGCTTTATTTGTAACTTTAGCTATTTCAGCTAATTCTTGTTGAGTTAAATCATATCTTTCGCGTAGTTTCTTCATATTTTCTTTTATAGCCAAAATGAACACCTCTCTAATCTAATTAATATAGATTATAACTTTAATGTAGAAAATATTCAACATCACAATACAATTAAATTAGATTTAATCGTTGACAATCTAATTTAATTAGATTAATATGGATGCAAGAACTTTCGAAAGGAGTGTAGTAGTTGAGATTAACATTAAAGCAAGCCAGACTACTAGCAGGTTTTACTCAAAAGGAAATTGCTGAAATGTTGGGTGTTCATGTGCATACTTACATGAAATGGGAGCGAAATCCCGAAGAAATGAGTGTAGGTACTGCGAAACATTTTTCTAAAATAGTAGATGCAAATTTTGAAAATCTTTTTTTTGACCATGAATCTAATTTAATTAGACAAGAATCGGATTACAAAGGTGTTGATCGCTTTGATAGAACTTCAGGTTGATCAGAGTAAATTGAAACAACTATATGAAGAGGCTATCCATAAGCATTTAGATGAATTGGATTCTGAAAAAGTTTATTGGGATTCAAATGAACTAAAGCGCCGAACTTGCATGAGCTGGAATACAATACAAAATACTTTCTTCTTTGAAGAAGATTTTCCCAAGGTGAAGCTTGGGGGCAAGTGGTACTTCCCAGCTGAAGAAACAAAGCGATTTTTAAATGAATGGTTGAAACAGAGGAGGTGATAGCAAATGCCAGTAACTGTAGAACAAATGACATTCGGTGAAATGCAAGGATATACAAAACGCTTCAATGAAATCATGGAATCAAATGCCAAGCAGGAAATCAAGGATAGTCGATTAGCTTCCTTGATGAGTGACTTGGAATCTGCTTATCAGATTCCTCTTGCCTGGGGAAAAAGACGAGCTGATTTCGAAGCGAATCATCCGGAACTTATGCAGCTGTATCGATCAGTCTCCAGAGAAAGAGTCCTATAGGATGCGCGAAATAACCAGTGACTGCGTTTTATATATTAGGAGGGTTAGAACATGAAAGGTTTTGAAAAGCTTACGGATCATCAAAAGTCAATATTTGATAAAACACATAAAAGACATCTAAAAACCATGGGTGTAAGAGCAAGTGAAGATTATTCTGTTGAAAATATTAAAAAGATGAAATGGGACAAAGCTGAAAACTGTGAAAGTCTATTTTAAAAATGGCGACTGGTTCCACTACACACCATCCGGCCAGTGGTACTAAGGAGGGATTAGGATGCCGGTGGCAGACCAAATGAATTTTGAGCAGCATTTTCTCACTGAAGATTTCGAAGTCCTCAATGATCAACTAAATACCATCCAGCAAGCTAATTTAACAGTAATCCAGGAATCGCTAGCTGGCAACATGTTAGCTGCAGAAGAAGCTGCACAGGAAATCTTTAAATCTTTGAAACTGGTACAAGCTCTAAATCACAAAAAGGTAGAGCGGGACCAAAACGCCGCTCATGAAGCCGCTGCAAGAAAGGCATGGTTCTGATGTTAAAATCCAAACTTTTCATAAATAGCTGGTACGGTTTCTGGATGATTGTGACAGTCTTCTGGCTGGCTTATGAGGTTGCCAATTATTGAAAGGAGGTGAAATCAGTTGTACAACGCAAGAGACTTTGCTGAAAACCTATGTGGAGCTCTGTTAATCGTAGGTGTAATTACTGCATTATTCTTTATCTGAAAAGGAGGAGGATTATATATGAAAGCTCTTGGCATTGTAAGGAAGCTAGATGAACTAGGACGGGTGGTTGTGCCTAAGGAAGTAAGAAAGGTAAACGGATGGGAGCCTGGAACATCTTTGGAAATGTTGGCTTCGGAAGAAGGACTGTTCATCCGTGAATACCAATCATCGGGACAAAAGGAAGCTGTTCTTGAAAAACTACTCAGCATTAAACAAAATGCTCCAGACCAAGAAACTGAAAGGCTCATTAATGAAGTTGCTCTATATATAAAGGGAGACAAAAAATAAACCCACTGCTGGAACAGTGAGTTCAAAACCTACTTAACTTTTATTGTAGCGGAGCGGGTCAAGCTTCGCAAGTGCGACGGGGACAACCTGTCGTCGTGGGTAGAAGGCAGCCGCTTACTACTTGAGCCGATGCGTTGTCGGCATCAGAAAGAGGGGTGAAACAATTGGAAATCAAATTGAGCGAATTAGCCAACGGTGGACTACAGGAGCGGTTTGAAAACGAAATGGGGAACGTCTTGGAAAACATCGCAGACCGGAACACCGATGCTTCTGTGAAACGTTCCGTTACAATCAAGCTGACATTTAAGCCAAATGAAAAACGGGATATCGCAGATACCATTATCGACGTAAGTTCCAAATTGGCTCCAGCTGTGTCAGTACCTACAAGCATTGTCATGGGACATGATGAAAAAGGGAAGGTAGTCGGCCAGGAACTTAAGTCTGGGTTGAAGGGCCAGACGTATTTTGACGGTGAAGCGGTCAATACCGATACCGGTGAGAAAATCTTTGACTTTAGAAAAACAAAATAACGAGAGGTTGTGAATCAATCATGATTAAAGAAGCAATAAAGTATCTTACGGAACTGGGCCAAACCGAAACAATCAGAGTTGATGGCCAAGAGTATTCTACCAAACCGCTCCATCTGATTAAAGAACCACGTCCGGCAGCGATTGAAGTCAATACTCTTTCTGGCTTGGTCGAGTACCTATTATCCAATTTTGATACGGAAGAAAACCTTATGATCCATGTCGAAAGCCCAACAGAAGTTTCTGTGTTTTCAAAAACGAACAAGAACAAAGAGCGGAGACACTGGATTAAGGCGGAAGCTATGGTACCTAACTTCTCCTATGACCGTTTTTATGATACGGAATCATTCAATATCAAATTGCAGTCCGCTTTTGTTCCAAATGACGATCGTAAAGCCCTTCTAAAACTAGCCAGCAATGTTCAAGAAGAGAATGTCCGTAGTACAGGCGATGATGGAACCTCTCAAGTTGTTACTGCAAAAGTAGGGGTGACTACAGTTGCGGATGTAAAAGTACCTAATCCGGTTACGCTTGCCCCTCGTAGAACTTTTGTAGAAATCGATCAGCCAGAAAGTGAGTTTATCTTCCGCATGCAGGAAGGTCCGAAATGTGCCTTGTTTGAAGCAGACGGGGGCGCTTGGAAAATCAAAGCCATGAAAAGCATCAGAAAATACTTAATCCAGGAATTCAAAGTAGAGATAGGCCAGGGTAAAATCCACATCATCGCTTAGTTGGAGGGGGCGACGAGCTCGTCCCTTTGTAACACCTTATGCGGAAAGGAGTCCAGAAATGAATGAATTGCAAAAAGTCTTTCAATACGATGGAAGACAAGTAAGGACTGCAGTAGTAGATGAAGTTGTTTGGTTTGTTGCTTCGGATATATGCGATGTGCTAGAAATCGGCAACCCTTCTCAAACTGTTAAACGGCTGGATGAAGACGAAAAGAATACCCTCATTTTAAATGATGGTATTGGAAACCCAAGAAAAGTTGTTGTTAGCGAGTCTGGTCTTTATTCTATGGTACTTGGCAGTAGAAAAAAAGAAGCAAAGCAATTCAAGCGTTGGGTTACTCATGATGTTTTGCCTTCGATTAGGAAAACGGGAAGCTATACGTCCAATGTACCTCAGACATTCTCTGAAGCTTTGCGACTGGCAGCGGATTTACAGGAAGAAGCGGAACGGAACCGACCGAAAGTAGAAGCCCATGATCGTTTTATCAGCGGTGAAAATTATCAAACCATGAGTATAGCTGCAAAGTCCTTGGGGATTGGCAGAAATATTTTGTTCCGCAAGTTGAAACAAAAAAAGATCCTCATGGCCAACAATACACCGTACCAGGCATACATGGACCGAGGATACTTTGTTGTAAAAGAAAAACCCATCAAGATGGGCGAGCAAGTCATTAATAAGCCGCAGACTTATGTAACACCTAAAGGCGTTGACTGGCTGGACAAGCTCTTAGACGAAGAAACGGGTTGATGCACCACCATCAGCCCTTTCTCCAGCAATTAATAGCATTATACCACAACTAACAGGAGGGAAAACAGTGGCTAAGTTTAGACCTGTTTATACGGATTTTTGGTTAGACGCCAATGTGACAGAAGAAATGACACCAGAAGACAAGCTATTTTTTCTTTATCTTCTGACCAATCCCAGTACAACACAGATAGGGATTTACACGATTACCAAGAAGCGTGTTGCTTTTGAACTGGGATATTCCATGGAATCAGTTAAAGCTCTATTTGATCGGTTCATCAATCACCATAAACTGATTTTGTATAACGAGGATACCAGGGAGATCGTCATTAAAAATTGGGGCAAATACAACCTCAATCGAGGCGGAAAACCTGTAATGGATTGCGTTAAAAAAGAATTGCCAGAGGTTAAAGACTCTTCTTTTATTTCCATTGTGGCAGAACAAATTCCTAACGAAAGTGTAAAGGCTCTGTTTTACGAATCGTTACACGACTCGTGGACGACAAGTGGACAAGAAAAAGAAGAAGAAGAAGAAAAAGAAGAAGAACAAGAAAAAGAAATAACAATAACAAATAACCATGCAGCTGCTCCAACTGACGCTATTCGATTTTACTTAGATAATTTCGGAGTTGCTTCCCCGTATATTACCGAAGAAATACTGGCCTGGATTGAGGACATGGGTGAGGAAATGGTATTGCTCGCACTAACGAAGGCATTAGATCAAAGTAAACGCTCTTGGGGCTATGCCAAAGGTATATTGCAAAACTGGTCAGATAAAAACATCAAAACTTTGGAGCAAGTTGAAGCCGAAGAAGTAGAGTTCAAAAACAAAAAAGCCAATAGCAAGCCTTACTATCGACCTCCTAAACAAGAGATTGTTCCGGATTGGTTTGAACAACAAAAAGCCGAAAAGAAAAGTCCTGCGGATCCAGGAACAGAAGAAGTAGAGGTCGAGGACACCAAAGAGTTGGTGAGAAATTACTTGGCGCAACAAGAGCAAACGAACGGATAGGAGGTTTGGAGCAGTGAATCCCTATAGCAAAGCAGATCAGTTATACACCTACAAAAAACCGACCTTGGCCAGGCGGACTGAATTCACCAAAAAGCAGCGGAAAGAAATCGACCGTATTTACGGCGAGACTTGTGTGGTGTGCATGAATCCTTGTGTCAGCTACCACCATCGAAAGTTTCGCTCACAAGGCGGCAGAAACAATCCAAGGAATGGAGCACCGCTTTGCGAAGGCTGTCATCGCTATGTGCATGAACATCCGGAAGCAGCGGAAGATTTACGGCAAGAAGCAATTAAACGGTTCGGGCCTTATTACTACTTTGATAAATACGACTGCTGGAAACAGGGCCTCATTGATGCACCGGACAACCGGAAGTTTGAGACTTTCATGGAATCGGAAGAATTGAAGGCTAGCAAACTATGAAAATCTACGTGAAAGAATCATATAAAAAGCTGCCGGATGGAACAAAAGGCCAAGTGGTCGAAACGTTCTTCAGCAAGCCCAAGAAGTTCACCTATATCATCTTTACACAGAAATGAGGGGTTAGATGTTAAATCGAGTTGTACTGGTTGGCAGATTAACTAAAACACCTGAAATGAGATACACGCCTAATGGTGTGGCGGTTTCCAACTTTACCATCGCAGTCAACAGGCCGTTCTCCAATAACCAAGGCGAACGGGAAGCGGATTTCATTAATTGCGTGGTATGGCGGAAAGCCGCTGAAAACTTGGCTCAATACATGAACAAAGGTTCTCTTATTGGTGTAGATGGCCGCTTACAAACGAGAAACTTTGAAGGACAGGACGGCAAGCGGGTGTTTGTAACGGAAGTACTTGCCGAAAGCATTCAGTTTCTGGAAAGCAAAAGCAAAAATAACAGCAGCGGATCCGGACAAGAAACTGCGCCACAAGAAAACACAGGGGAGCCAATCGACATATCAGACGATGATCTTCCCTTCTGACCAGGAGGTAAATCATGAAGCACGGACATAGAAAAAAAGAAATTTTGGAATACATCAAAGAATCAACGAGGGAAAGAGGTTATGCCCCAACCGTTCAAGAGATAGCGGACCATGTAGGACTAACTTCCACATCTTCGGTACATCGGCACCTGAACGAGCTGGAGGAATTCGGATTTATTGAAAAGCGGAGCCATTCTCCCCGAGCTATACGGGTGGTAAGTGGATCCGGTCCAGCCGCTAATGTCTTAGAACAATTAAAACAACTAGATGACGATACGACAGACATTATCTTCATCCATGGTGAGCCATTTCTAGTTAAGCGGGCAACGTTGGATGATATCAAAGAGTGGAGAGGGGAGGAATCAACATCAAGCTCCAATTAGATTTGTTTAGAGAAATTATCGTGGATAATTTTGCTGGCGGAGGAGGAGCAAGCACCGGAATTGAATTGGCGACAGGATTGAATGTAGATGTAGCCATCAACCATGATCCAGCTGCCATAGCTATGCACAAAGCGAACCACCCCGAAACAGAGCATTACTGCGAGAGTGTTTGGGACATTGACCCGAAAGAAGTAACGAAAGGGCGCAAAGTCGGTCTATGTTGGTTATCGCCGGATTGCAAGCATTTCTCCAAAGCCAAAGGCGGAAAGCCTGTCAGCCAAAAGATAAGAGGACTTGCTTGGATAGCTATAGATTGGGCAATCTCTGTACGGCCCAGAGTGATCATGTTGGAAAACGTGGAAGAATTCAAAACCTGGGGTCCACTAAAAAAGAACGACAAGGGCGATTGGGTTCCGGATCCTGAGAGAAAAGGAATGACTTTTCGGTCGTTCCGCAAATCACTAGAAGCACTTGGATATGAAGTAGATACGAGGGAATTGCAAGCTTGCGATTACGGAGCTCCAACGACGAGAAAACGGCTTTTCCTTATTGCCAGATGTGATGGCAAGCCAATTGAATGGCCGGAACCAACGCACGGGGATCCTAGCGAAATAAATGTCCAGATGGGGTTAAAGAAGCCATACCGTACAGCTGGGGAAATTATAGACTGGTCTTTGCCAGCGCCGAGCATATTTACCAGAAAACAGCCACTTAAAGAAAATACATTACTTAGAATAAGCCGAGGACTCCAAAAGTATGTAATTGAATCAAATAACCCGTACATTGTGGAAAACAAGGCTTGCTTTATTCAGCATTATTATACTCACCAAGGTAAGGAAACAAGGGCAAGTAGTTTGGATGAACCAGTTGCCACCATACCTACTGCTAATAGATTCGGTTTAGTAACAGCGTTCTTGGCCAAACATTATGGTGGTAACTATAAGGGTTCCGGCATCAGTATGAAAGAACCGCTGCATACCATTACAGTTAAAGACCATCATGCTCTTGTGTCGGCGTTTTTAATCAAATATTACGGGCAAGGCGTTGGCCAATCATTAGATGAACCGTTGCATACTATTTCCACAAAAGACCGTTTTGGACTGGTAACAATTGCTGATCAAGATTACAAGATTGTCGATATCGGCATGAGGATGCTACAGCCACATGAGCTATTTAAAGCGCAAGGGTTTCCAAATGAATACATCATTGGCCGTGATTATGAAGGCAATAGATACCCGAAAAGCCAGCAAGTTGCTAGGTGCGGCAATTCGGTACCACCACCGTTTGCTGAAGCTCTTGTCAGAGCTAATTTACCGGAAATGTGCGTCAAGAAATATGAATATAAAGCTGCTATTACAAGTTAGGGGAGAAGCTGAATGAATTTTAAAAGATTAGCGGAGCTGCAGCAAAAACTAGATAACTACATCATCGAAAAGAAAGGATTGCGCGGGCAGGACTTGACACTGAATACGATATTCGCTCTCCAGGTAGAAGTAGCGGAGTTGGCAAACGAAGCGCGTTTCTTTAAACATTGGAGCCATAACAGATTACCACGAAAAAACAAAAGATACTTAGACGAGGAAAAAGGATTTCGTTATGTGAATCCAACTTTAGAAGAATATATCGATGGACTGCATTTCAATCTTTCCCTCGGCAATAAGATCGGAATCAATTGGGACGGCGACTTTGTGTTAAACGGGCACGGCGACCTTATGACTAAATTTGCTGTCATCAATCGCCGCTTAACCAATGCTTGGTGGAACTATCATGACAATATGATGGGTGAATATAAAACAAATTGGTTATTCGGTTTCACTGCTTATCTTGAATTAGGTGGACAGCTGGGATTTTCTGAAGAAGAAGTAATCAAAGCCTATGAAGAGAAAAATGCTGAAAACTTTAAGCGTCAGGAGATTGGATATTAACGGAGGTAATAAATCCATAAGCAATCTGTACGAGAAAAAGTCTTTGTAGATTAGGAAAGAGGCTTTTTTCCAAGCCTCTATAGCATATAGGAACATATGTTCCCCTTGGCAATATTACCATATTTGAGAGGGGAAAAGAAATGACTTTAGAAAAAAACACAATCTACAACAACGAATGTATCCAAGGTATGAAGAGGATTGACGACAATTCTATCGATATGATTCTCTGTGATCTTCCTTATGGTACAACCCAATGTAAATGGGATGAGATTATCCCATTCGATGAATTATGGAAGCAGTACAAGCGGATTATTAAGGACCACGGAGCTATTGTACTGACGGCTAGCCAACCATTCACCAGTAGACTGGTTTCTAGCAATCTGAGTTGGTTCCGATACGAGTGGGTGTGGAAAAAAGGCAGACATACAACAGGTTTTCAGAACGCAAAGCGTATGCCTTTAAAGAATCATGAAAATATATGTATCTTTTATAAAAAGCTGCCGACCTATCATCCTCAAGGGATTGTTCCATTGGTTAAAGTAAGGAAAAGTCGAAGGAAAAGAGTCGCCGGGGTTTTTAAAGAAAATGATCCTAGCTTGATGAAAGAGTACACAACAACTCACACGAATTATCCGAAATCGGTTTTAGATATACCTCGAGAAAGCGGGACCTTTCATCCAACACAAAAACCTTTGGCATTATTTGAGTACTTAATCAAAACTTACTCCAACCCAGGGGATGTTGTTTTAGATAATTGCATGGGATCTTGTACTACAGCCGTTGCCGCAGATAACACGGGGCGCAATTGGATAGGTTTCGAGCTGGATAAAGAATTCTGTCAGAAGGGTTTGGATCGGATAAACGATAATCGAGAAAAACTAGAATTACTAGAAGTCTCCGTTGTTTCTTTTGATAATTGAAAAGGAGGATTCTATATGAATGTAATATCAGTAAACGAACAAAAAAGGAATCAAAAGGCCGCTGAAAACAGGAGAAAGATGGAAAGCGCACTATACAAAATGGGTCACTTTCATGCTGCAGATGGCACGCCAATGGAAAGACTCAGCATTAGTGATTTAACAGTTGAGTATGCGAGTGAGAGCTGTCGGACAATCAAAGTCAAACAAGTCCAGACGGGTGTTTTATGATTTATAAGTGAAAAAGGGCTAAAACTTGCCTATTCATCATCTAAGGGTGGCCATGGTTTACCGGAAGGAGTTACCTCAACAGCAAGTGGACCATAAAGATAATCACTCATTAATCGTTTGGTTTTCTCGCGTAATTCAGCGGATGAAATCCAAATTACTCCTGATTCATTTTTGTGAGTCCACTTGTACTGAACCATATCATCTTCCTTGCCAACATACTTAACGTTCAAATGGTACTTAGCGAATACTTGTTGCCGGACGGCATTGTAATCCTCCTGGACAGTTTCGATGGAAGCATCAAGCATATCTAAGTAGATCCATTTCACTTTAGAAGAGGAATTATAAAACTGGTGCCTATCTCGCTTAAATATCTTCAAGACATAAGGAAGTAGGATAAAGCTGTAAATTGTTCGTTCAATTATAGGGTTCATGGTAACACCACCTTTTTATTTTTAAGTATAACACGAACGGATGTTCTTATAAATGGAAATATATAGGAGGGATGAAGATGGGTAAAAAGAAGTCTGCTAAAACACTCAGAAGAAACGCTAAGAGAAATGCAGAGCAATCCTTGGAGCGGCTGATGGAACAAGTGAACGGAAAGAAAATCAAAAAATAAACGGGAGGTTATCTAAAATGGGATTGAAAATTGCTGAACAAAAAGGATTGAAGGATGTAAAGGTTTTTCAACTTTGCGAAAGTGATGCCGTAGCAGCTTATACACAAGAAGAAGCTAAGGAGTTTTATCAGAATCTAACCGGAATCAAAGACGATGAATTATACGACTATGACTTGGTGGAAATTGTTCCAATGGATGCAAAGATTCGTAAAAGCGAAGACAGTCAAGAGTTAATCACAGTAAAAGAGATTGTTGAAATGTATTGGGAAGGTGAACCGTTTATTGCGCTTTCGACAGGCGGTTTTTGATATATGAACGCACAACAAAGGCAAGTAATCATCACCATCCTGGTCGGACACACCGCGGCTACATACAGCGAGCTGGCCAGGATGGAGGATGAGGCGTTACTGGATAGGTTGAGGGAGTTTAATCGGAGTTGACTCAAAATTCATCGTGCTGAGGGGGAGGTAGATCATGAAACTGAACAACATAATTCAAGGTAACTGTATCGAAGTGCTAAATAATTTCCCTGACAATTTTGTTAATACAGTTGTAACTAGTCCACCTTACTATGGATTAAGGGATTATGGTGTGGATGGCCAATTTGGGTTGGAGACCACTGTTAATGAGTACATTCAAAATTTAGTGATCTTATTTCGAGAGGTAAAAAGAGTTCTAAAAGATGATGGAACTGTTTGGCTTAATCTTGGTGATTCTTATGCCGGGAGTGGTAAGGGTGCTTGGAAACAAAAAAATAGACAAAAACACACTTATGTACCTGATCCTAATAGTGTTCAATCAAAAGTTAAGTTTGAAGGTTTTAAGCCCAAAGATTTAATAGGTATTCCTTGGAGAGTAGCTTTTGCGTTACAGGAAGATGGTTGGTATTTAAGGTCAGACATAGTATGGAACAAACCTAATGCAATGCCTGAAAGTGTTACGGACAGGCCAACAAGATCACACGAGTTTATCTTCTTGTTGAGCAAATCACCGAAGTATTATTACGATCATGTGGCAATTAAGGAACCAGCGATTTATGGTACGCAAGATATAAGAGGTTCGATTAGTTCATTTGGTCCACCACATCAACAAAGAAGAGCAGATAGACCAAGAGGTTCATTTGATGGTAAACATGGCAATGAATCTTTCAGAGCGATTCGAGATATGAGGAATAAGAGAGATGTTTGGACTGTAACGACAAAGCCTTATCGAGAAGCACATTTTGCAACTTGGAGCTTTTAGACAAACTATAGTTAGTGCGCATTTCGAAGAAACTTCGACACATAAACGGAGGGATTGGATGACAGATCAAGAGCGGTTGCAGCTCATTGAAGAACTAGCATGGAGAAGCGGATGGAATAAACAAGCCTTTGACCGTATGACCGATAAAGAACTAATCCAATTCCAGGAGCGGCTGAATGAATGAACTGGACCGCTCCAGCAAGTCTCAAAAAGACTGGATAGACGAATATGTAAAAGAAGTGATCAAGTACCACAAAGTCATTAAGCGGGTTCCGGAAGAGTCAAAGGTACAGTTAATCGATTTAAAATCAAAGCAATTGGTCTTCATTGGAAAGCTTGCCGGCGAGTTTGCCGAGCAATATAAAACCATCTATGCTGCCAGGAAGCAGGCATATGCTGAAGCTTACCTGGCAGCGGATAAGTACAAAGATGCTAAAGCGGAACTAGCTGTAACTGATCTGAGGAAAGCGGAAGCAGAAGCATTTGGGAACTGGAAACGATGGCAGAACGCATTAGATACGACAAGAGAAGAGATAAACGCTATCAAGTATAAGGTCCGCTTAGACTTTGCGGACGGGAATAGATAAGGGGGACATTAAGATGACGACAGCCAATAAGCCAAAAAAAATAACATTTAAACATGCTGAATCCGAATGGTACAACTACCATCAAACACTAAGAGAGATAGCTTCTCTTAGAGAAGAAATAATGTATCCCTTTGATGAGGATCCAAAAGATAAAACCATTGTAAAAGGTGCTAACTCGGTTAGACATCCAGGTAATCCAACAGAGCGGCTGGCTACTCGACTAACTACCAGTAGGCAACTAAAGTACTTAGAACAAGTGATCCGTGCAATCGAGGAAGTCTATAACGCTTTGCCGAGTGACTATAAAGAGTTAGTTAAGCTGCGCTATTGGAGAAAGAGCCATAAGCTTACTTGGGATGGAATAGCTCAAGAGCTTAATGTAAGTCGCAGACAGGCTATTTATTGGAGAGATGAGATTGTGCAAGCGACTGTTGAAGTTCTAGGATGGAGGTAAAGTAAAATGGCTAGGGGATTTTCTTGTATTTTGTTAGGTTTGCAGGAATTCCCTAGTTTTTTGTCGTATTTTAAAGCTAAAGTTGATAAAGGGTTGGAGAGATCAAAAGTCATGAAAAATGAAAGAATTAAGAAGAAAGAGAAGGATCCTATTGAAGAAAAACTTAATGGATATGCTCTTGGCTTAGCTTTATTATTGGTTTCTGGTTTTTTATATTTCTATCCTATGTTTTTGGGTAATAAGTTAGTGTCAAATGTGGTGGGTGCACTCATTGGAGTTTTTGGTTTACTAGGTTTATTCATGGAGTTAGAAAAATCAGATAAAAAATTCAAATCTGCATATAATTACATAAATGTCGGCATAGTGACTTCGTTTATTATAGCAGTACTTCTTTTTGTGTTTTCAAATTTATTGGTGAATATCATTGTTTTATTACTGTCTCTCTTTGCTTTATACACATTCTTGTTGGGCTTTTTATATGTTGCGTATATTATTATTTCCGAAGGGGGTATAAAATATTCGATTAAAAAGATACCGATGTTCATCCTTAACTTTTTGATATTCATACTAACAGTCCTGCAGTTGCTGAAAATTCTCAATATACTAGAATGAATATAGGATTTTTACATATGCACTCACTTTGCACTTTTGAGGTTATAAATCCTGTTATTGTGTTAATATAAGGTAAAAAGCACCGTGCCGATATTTCTGTTCGGTGCTTTTTGTCATGCAATGTAAAAAAATTGGGAAAAAAGAAGGAATATTGTCTCTTCCTGTTGAATTAAATATATTCAGATTTAAATCAATAGGAGGGTAAATATGGACCTCAATAGTAACAGAAATATAGTAAATAAATTAAGTAATTTAAGTGATGAGCAACTTGAAAATGTAGAAATTAAAATGAGTTTAGTTAGAAAACAAAAAAATGCAGACCATTACTATCAAGCCAAAGAAATAAATCTTAAACCAGATGTCGTAGAATGGTTAAAAAAACATATTGCGAGATCTTTAAGAGAACTAAAAGAAACAGATGAAAATATAACTTCTGTTTTCTCAGTAAGTGATTACAATTTAGAAGTAGAGAAAAGCGGTACTATAGCAAGGTATGACATTTCTGTGAATGACTCTTTAGCGGATAAAAAACAACAATTATTTAATGCACTTTCAGGAACAGATGCGGAATTTCCGGATAAACAAACAAACTTTCAATTTGTTAGGCTTGATTATGATGGGGACAGCGCTTATTTCTGTTTTTATAAGGGGACTAGGAAAAACACCAAGAGAAGAAAATTCGCTACTCGGAATGCAAACGAGTTTAAATTTTTTGAAGATACTCTTATAGACATTGGTGGAAATATCGATTTTTTTATAATAGGAAATTTTATCTTTATTATAAATGTAAACAGCTTTGAGTATGCCTTTGATTACAGAGATCATATAAACCAATTAAGGGATGAAAACTTAGAAAGAATAACTTCTATGCCTTTTTTTAATGATGAGAACTCCAATGGCGAAGCATTTAAGGACTCATGTAAAGCATTTGTGTATTCTAGAAGTTTAGCACAAATTAAACCTGAAACGCTTAATGTATTACAGGAAAATTTTGAAGAAAGGTGTAATGAGTTGGCTGCTATTGAACAAAATAAACCCGCCAATCCTGCAGAGTTAGAAGAGTATAAAGAAAAATTCAGTACAGTTTGGCCGCTCTTGGAGTTCATTGACACAGAAAATTATAAAGTGATTTATAAGGAGGGAGAGAAGCCTACTCCTTTAATACACTTTTTCGCTGATAAAATTGTAAAATCATTTTTATCCAGTGACTTTCGTGTTGCGATTGCATATGATAGCTAAGAAATATGTAATCAAATTGTGGTAAAGAAGGAGAAAAACTCATGTGGAGGAAAAGAGAGCAACTCATGTTATGGGGGACTGCGTATTTACCTCTGATACTTATTATGACATATAGTTTTATAGACGGTAATAATTGGTTTAAGAACACCTTTGTAGCTGATTTTTTGAAAAAGTATATAAGTAAAACGTTGTTTGATGTAGTGGTAATAATTCTCATTATAATAGTATCAATAGTGTTATATAAGTTAATAGTGAGGTATTTATTTAAAGATTATGAAAACCAGCTCCATTCCTCTAATTTCGGAAATAAATTTGTCATAAGAAAATATGAGAAACTGAGTGTCAACGATTACTCTTTTTTCCTGGTTACGCTTTTGTTACCGCTTGTTTCGTTGGATTATAGTTCAGCAGCTAATTATACAGTATCTCTTTTTATTATTTTCTTTATTGTGCTGATTTATGTAAAAACGGATTCAGTAAGCGTATGTCCAGTGTTTTTTCTTTCAAAATGGTATGTATATAGGGCTATAATGTCAAATAATACTAGACAGGAAGAGCAGGAGAATCCTTTTCTAAGGAAAGAAGTATATATAATTACTCTAACAAAAACCTTGGATTTAGATAGGGCTTTTAAGGCTAAGCATTTAGTTAAAAATGTATATTACGTATCGCAAATAGATAGGGATTATTAGATAAACCCTTCTTTTAATAGTATATTATATTAATTATGTTGGTTAAGGAGATAACATGGGTACGGAAAATCAAAAAATAAAAACATGCTTTATAATAACACCAATCGGTCCAGATAACTCTGAAGTAAGAAGAGCCGCAGAAGGGGTGATAGATTCTTTAATTACTCCTGTTCTTGAAGAAGAGGGATATGATGTTGCAGTGGCTCATCGAATGTACAATGCCGGATCGATTACAAAGCAAATACTTTCTAAAATTTTAACAGATGATTTAGTTATTGCTAATTTAACTGGGTTAAATCCTAATGTTATGTATGAGGTAGCAATACGACATGCTGCAAGAAAACCCATTGTGCAATTATGTGAAAAAGGTACAAAACTTCCTTTTGATATAGTGGAAGAGAGGACAATATTTTATACAAATGATATGTTAGGCGTTGTTGAAAGAAAAGAGGACTTGAAAAGTATGATTAAGGAGGCTGTAATTGAAGAGGAAATAGATAATCCTGTATATAGAGCAACGGAGGAAGTCAGAATATTACAGGATGTCAAATCCAAAGATCCTGAAAAATATGACGTCCTTAAAAGAATGGATGAATTAGAAGGTAGGCTTCTATCCATATTAGATACTAGAAGAGGCACTATTGATTTACGTAAAAAACCCAAAAAAAGTCATTATGAATTGATGCTAGAACTATTAGACCCTGAATATGATGTGAATTTGTTGATAGAAGAACTATACGCGTCTTTCCGCGGTTTATTCAGATTAAAAAAATCTAGTGAATATGATGCTATATTGGTTGCAAGTATAGATGAAAACATAGATATTATAAAGGTTATCGAAGTTGTGGAGGTTGGAACTGATTATAAAGTTGATGTTGTGGAAATTTTAAATATTTAGCCAAGAAAAAACTAAGACACTTTAACAGTGTCTTTTTTTTTACAAAGTAAGGGGGATTAAATTGATAGTTAATTGCGATGTGTGCGAGAGAGAATTCGAAGTAAAAGAATTAAAGCAGGAAACTATGGAGCAAGACATCCACCGATATTATGTAGAATGTCCTAACCAAGATTGCCAGGCAGAATACACATCGTATTACTCTGATCCTGAGATAAGAAAGCTGCAGCAAGAAATCAGGACCTTATCAGAAAAGCATCCGCTAAAAGCAAAACAAAAGGACAAGGTACTAAAGTTACGGAAGAAGGTTCAACACAAGGCTGACCTGCTGAAAGAAGAAATGCATCGTGGCAATTGAATACAAAACCGAGAAGCAGAAACGAAAGTTCTACGATAGTGGTAACTGGAAGCAGCTAAGAGAGCACATAAAGCAACGAGACAATTACGAATGCCAGGAATGCAAACGACAAGGCAGGGTAACGGTAGACACGAATCAGTATAGCGAGTCAGCTAAGCGAAAGAAGATTATACTTGTTGTTGACCACATCAAAGAGATTGAAGATTATCCGGAGCTTGCACTTGATGAGGATAACTTACAAACGCTATGCGTTAACTGTCATAACTACAAGCACGGAAGGTATGTTGATTACTCGCTATGGAGAAAGAAACCTAAGTGGGATGATGAATGGTGGTAGATTAGAATGAAGTCCTATGTTAAGAAACAGATAATCAAGCACGCTCTTCAACATTACATTCAAAGACCGGGCGCAAGCGACAAGGATATTGCAAGAGAAAAAAGATTACTTGAAGAGATTACGGAAGAAACAGAGTGCTTGTAGGAACGATTCAGAATAAAATAGACCCCCCGCCTCAAAAGTTTCGCGATTTTTACCATCGGGGGCACCGGTGAAGGGGGAATCAACTCAGCAGATGCGCTATAACTTGCAACCCCCTCCCTCCCCCGCAGGTCTGTGTAGAAAGAGGTGATTAATTTGGATAAACAAAAAGTTGGTTTTCGGATGCGTGAAAAGCGAAAAGAAAGAAAACTTACTCAGGCGGATTTCGCTAAGGAAGCAGGGATATCAACGAGTTACTACGCAAGCCTTGAACAAGGGAAAAATTCTCCTAGTTTAGACTTATTGGCAAGGATTGCAAAAGCACTTGATGTATCTGTACTTTATTTATTAAACGATAGAATAGATGATATGGAGAGTCGGGTAGAAGCAGAAGCTGAAAGGCTGAAGAGTCTTTTTAAGAACATTCCTAAAAACCAGCTTGATGTTGCCGAAGGATTAATCACTCAAGCTGCACGGCTTCGGATTTTACTTGATGATAACTGGAAAGACATTTTGGAAAACGGGGAGTACGAGAAATTCTCGCAAAGTGAGAACCAGGTTCCTTATGATCGTAAGCGTCCGATTGTTGAGAATTATGACAACCGAGATAAAACGTATCAGTCAATCATTAAACAATTAACCGATCTATTGCCACAACCGAAGAATGATAGGAAATCGAAGTTATTAGGTCGATAGCCTATGCTGCATAATCAGTATGTTGAAGATTATATAAAAAAGTGGAAATGTGGCAAGCTCCTCCTCAATAAGAAAAGAATCTTGCTAATCGGATTAATAGAGAAGCATATATTACCGCGGGGCGATCTTTACTATTTCGATGAAGATCAAATTGATAATTATATAGAATTTAGTGAAAAATGGTATTTTGAACTGGATGAATGGGAGAAGTTTATAACCCCATTCATTTTTTTATTCCGAAAAGAAGATGATGAACCAGTCTTTGACGAGTTTGTCATCAATATGGGGCGCGGAGGCGGAAAGAATGGATTTATCTCCACTCTTGCTAATTACTTTATTAGTCCTCTCCACGGAATTGATTATTACGATGTATCTATCGTGGCCAACTCTGAAAAACAAGCCAAGAGAAGCTTTTTGGAATGTTTTCGAGTCATTAACAAAAAAGGCCATGAAGATCTTGAAGAAGAATTTGAAGCGTATAAAAGTAGCATTACCGGATTGTCCACACAATCTGTTTTCGAATACAAAACCAGTAATGCCAGCTCTCAAGATGGTGGTCGTGAAGGGGCCGTCATTTATGACGAGTACCACGAGATGGAAACGACGGAAATTGTGGATGTGTTCTCCGGCGGTCTCGGGAAGGTAGACTGCGGAAGGCAATTCTTTATTGGAACAAAAGGATTTGTACGAGAAGGATATTTTGACATTAAGTATCGGGAATGTGAAGACATCCTCAACGGCTTGATTGAATTCTCGGGCGTTTTTCCATACATTTGTGAACTTGACGATTTAAAAGAAATGGACAATCCAGAAAGTTGGGCGAAGGCGAATCCTGCACTACAGGCTCCTCTGAATAAGCGGGGAAAACGACTGTTCAACACGGTGATGAAAGAATATAAAAAGTTAGCATACAATCCGTCAGGCCGGTCGGCGTTTGTTACCAAGCGTATGAATTTTATAGAGGACAACATGGAAAATTCGGTTGCTTCTCGTGAAGAGATAATGGCAACTAACCGCCCATTCTTTGAACTGAATACAAAACCAATAGGGTCTCTGGACTTTGGAAGTGTTCGAGATTTTGCTACATGCGGACTTCTGTTCAAGAAAGAAGATGAGTATGCATTTAAATCCTTTACGTTTGCCATCAAACATTTTTGTGATGTGCATTACGGATATTCGAATACCAATAATGATTTCGGCACCGAGAAAAAAGCGCCAATAAAAAAATGGGAAAAAGATGGGTTGATGAAGGTTGTGGATGAACCATCGTTAAATCCGATACATGTGGTTAATTGGTTTATTGAAATGCGGGAGGAATATGGCGTTGAAAAAATTGTCGCGGATAACTATAAGCTGGATATATTGAGACCCCTGCTAGAAGCTGAAGGTTTTGTAGTTGACCCCATACGTAATCCGAGAGCCATTCATCCATTACTTGCTCCACGTGTTGAAGATGGATTTGCAAACCATAAGTTCATTTTTGGAGACAACCCATTGATGCGCTGGTTTACCAATAACGTTTATGTAAAGGAAACTCAAGTTGGGAAGCAGTTCTTAAAGAAAGAAGAAGTTAAACGAAAAACGGATGGCTTCCAGGCATTTGTTCATGCATTATATCGAGCTGGTGAGTTGGATGATGAAGTAGACATAGATAGTTCATTAGATGCTCTCGAAGCACTGAACTTCTAAAGGAGGTGAGTTCAAAAGGTGGGATGGCTAGACAAGGTATTGAGACGAAATAGCGAATTAGAATCATTGTTTGATTTAGATCTATTTGAAGAAACACATCATCGTGCATATCTAAAAAAGATGGCGCTGGAAACTTGTATAAATTTTATCGGCCGAACAATCAGCCTTTCTGATTTTCGAATTATGAAAGATGGGAAACGGCAAATTGACGACTGGTACTATCTACTAAATGTCCGTCCGAATACGGATCAAACAGCAACAAACTTTTGGCAAGATTTTATTCATCAACTAATTTACGAAAATGAAGTGCTAGTGGTACTAACAGATAGTAATGATCTCTTAATTGCTGATGACTTTGAACGAGTGGAATACGCAATCTATCCAGATGTGTTTAGAAAGGTAGAAGTAAAAGGTTACACTTTCCAACGTACATTTCAAATGGATGAAGTTATTCATCTCACATATAACAACGAGAAGTTAACTACTTTCATGAAGGGTATGTTTGATGACTTCGGCGACTTATTTAGCAGAATGATAGAGATTAGCATGAGAAATCATCAAATTCGCGGGACAGTGGGATTAGACACTTCGCAAAAGTTAGACTCAGAAAATCAAAGCAGATTACAATCCTTTATTGATAAGTTGTTCGCTTCTTTTAAAAAAAATACAGTTGCTCTTGTTCCTAAATTGAGGGGGTTTGAGTACAACGAGGTTTCAAAAGGCGATAACAAGGGACAGTCTGTTGAAGAGATAACAAAGCTAAAAAGATCGCTTACTGATGACGTGGCCAATATTCTGGGAATACCAACCGCTTTAGTTCATGGCGAGTTATCAGATTATGAAACGAGCATGAAAGCGTATGTGAGATTTTGTAATAGTCCCATTATCAAAAAGGTACAGGATGAACTTAATGCAAAAATTTTAACGAAAGACCAATATTTAAAAGGTTCAAAAATCGATGTGTTTGGATTAACGGAGAGAGATTTGATAGAAAATGCAGAAGCTGTTGACAAGTTAGTAGCCTCAGGAGCCTTCACAAGAAATGAAGTGAGAGAATTATTTGGTAAAGAACGATCAGATAATCCAAAGTTAGATGAATTTGTTCTGACTAAAAACTATAGATCAGAAAATGAACTTAAAGGAGGTGAAAATTAATGGCAAAAAGGATTAATGTTAAAGGCGCTATTGTATCCAGCGATGTGGCATGGATATATGAGCTGTTTGATGTGGAGCATACCTCTCCTAAAATGATTGCCGATCAGATTGATAGTGCAAATGGAGAAGATTTGGAAGTCATTATAAATAGCGGGGGAGGTGAAGTATATGCAGCATCAGAAATTTACCATGATTTAAAAACATACGCTGGCAGTGTTGAAACTCGGATTGTAGGTTTAGCTGCTTCAGCGGCTAGTGTAATTGCGATGGCGGGTGATAAGGGAAAGGTGAAAATGGCCCCTACCGCAGAATTAATGATTCATAATGCGTCCATGATTTCTCAAGGTGATCATCGTGATATGAGTAAATCAGCAGAAATGTTGAAAAACACGGATAGAACAATCGCTAATGCATACCGTTTGAAAAGCGGAATAGAAGAGAAAGAATTACTTGAACTCATGGGTGAGGAAACCTGGTTGACACCCCAGGATGCACTAGAAAAAGGCTTAATCGATGAAATCATGTTTGAAAATGAAATTAAGCTTTCGGCTAGTTCGGGAGTTGCTAATCTAATCCCTCAAGAAGTCATTGATGGTATTAGGCAAGGGAAACTAAATAAAATTTCCGATAAGCCAGAACAGGGAATCAACCAAGATACTATAAAACAAATGTTTGCAGATTTTAAGAAAGAAATCTTAGATGAGTTACAACCGAATAATAATGAACCAAATGAACCCAAACCTTCTGCGCCAACGCAGAATAAGCGAAAAGGGTTCATTTTTTAATTTTAAAAATTAGGAGGAATACAACATGCCAATGAGATTAAAAGGAAAAATGGATAATTTTCAGGCCAAAAAAGAAGCATATATGGAACTAGTGAAGGCGGAAGAGCAAGACCAGGAAAAACTTGCAGCTGCCTGGGATGAAATGCAGAATGCCCTTGCGGAGGATTTAACAGAAAAGATAACTGCAGAAGTTCGCACTCAACAAATGGATGCACAAATTCTATCTGCTCGAGGACAAAACGTGCTTACTTCAGAAGAAAGAAAATTCTTTAATGAAGTAGTGACATCTGGTGGGTTTGATGAAAATTCCATCTTACCAGTTACTACCCAAGAAAGAGTATTTGAAGATTTGGTGGAGGCACATCCTTTACTTCAAGCAATCGGTTTGAGAGATCTAGGAGCAGTTACGCGATTCATCAAATCAGACCCTAATAAAGCTTATGCTTGGGGTAAATTGTTCGGCGAAATTAAAGGGCAAATTAGCGCTGCATTTACCGAAGAAGAAATTGGACAATTGAAACTTACTGCCTTTGCAGTAATTCCAAAAGATATGCTAGATCTTGGTCCAGTCTGGGTTGAACGTTATGTTCGCACATTACTAGTTGAGTCTTATTCTGTTGGTTTGGAATATGGTTTGGTTAATGGCCGTGGGCCAGCTCAAAATGAGCCAATTGGATTAATGAAAAATGTTAGTGAGTCCGGAGCTGTTACAACTAAAAGTTCTACTGGTACATTGACTTTTGCACCATCTGAAAAGGGAGAGGTTGTGGCAGGCGAATTACATGATGTAATTAAAGCCTTATCTACAGATGCAAAAAACAAAGCACGAAAGGTAATGAACAAAATTGTTATGGTGGTAAACCCAGTCGACTCTATTAGTGTACAAGCTAGAAATACTATTCAAACAGCTAATGGTCAATGGGTGATGTCTTTGCCATATAACATTAAACCAATTGAGTCTGAAGAAGTTCCGGTTGGAAAAGCGCTGTTCTTTGTTCAGGGGAAATATCTTGCTGCGTTAGCAGGTGGGTACAAAACAAATAAATTCGACCAGACGTTGGCTATTGAAGACGCCATGCTTTACACAATTAAGCAATTCGCAAATGGTAAGCCAGAGGACAATAAGACTGCTCTGGTTTATGATTTAGATATCGACTTTAATACTGGAAGCACAACAACTACGACGACAACAACTAGTGCATAAGCGGGGTAATCTTGATGGTCTCAGATAAACTATTGCAAGCATTTAAAGGCAGGATGCATATCTCACATAGTGGAGAGGACGACAATTTGAAAGAGTTGTTGTCCTTTTCTGTTGCATACGTGGAAGATAAGTGCGGAAGTTTTGACATTGACGGGGAAAACAATATCGATAAACGAGCAAGGGAACTTGTCCTAGAACGAACCAGATATGCGTACAATGATGCGGTTGAGTATTTTGATGACAATTTTCAAAGTGACATACTCGGTCTTGGTTTAGACATGACCTTTGCAAAAGAAGGTGAAACCGATGAGACAGTTTAAATACAAGCCGCCTCGTCTTCATTCTGGTGAATTAAGAACCCCTGTGTCTTTTTATGAAGATACACCAAGCGATGGCCCGGAACCCGGGAGCAGTATAGGGGAAGTGCCCGTTTATGAATGCTATGGCAAGATAGATGAGGTATGGGCTAAAGATGTGGAACTGGCAAAATCCAACGGTACCCTGTCTGATATCACTGTTGTTATTAGAGATCCTATGGGTGATTTTGTACCCCGAAACGACAAGCATTATTTGTCCATTGAGGACGAAAGGTACCGTGACGTGCTTTACAACGTGAAGCATGTTCAGCCTGATCTGCAGCAAAAGGATTTTATCAACGTGATTGCCGGGGTGTCTTCATGAGTGTGAAGATCACAGGAACGGATAAGGTGCTTGCGGAAGTGGAGAAGAAATTCGGAAAAGAGAATATGCAGCGTATCAGTGACAAGGCATTAACTGATGGAGCAAAAGTATTCATAAAAGAACTAAAGGCAGAATTTGAAAAGTTTAAAGACAAAGGTTATTCCATTGAGGAAATAACAATATCAAAGCCGATGTGGGTAGAAGGAACCAGAACAGTTAAAGTGTATTGGCGTGGACCTCATGATCGTTACCGCATCATCCATTTGAATGAATGGGGAACCGTCCAGAACCCGAATCCTGCAGGTAAAGGTGCAATTGCCAGGGCGATGAAAAACGCAAAAGCTGCGTATAGAAAAACAATCATAAACGCTATCAGGAGGGGCTTGTAATGCTGGATGAAATCTACCAAGCTATGATGGCTGATGATTTTATTGTTGAAAATGCCGGCGGGCGGATTAAGTATTATGAATATCCGGAAGCAGCTGACTTACAAGAACCGCATATTGTTATTGATCCACTGGCTCCACCCAGTCCAGAGGACTTTGCTGATAACAACTGGTTAAAAGATGATCACCTCTATCAAATAGAGGTATGGACAAAAAAACGGACTTTAACCGATATGTTGGCTAAGAAAATACAGTCTATTATGTGGAAACTTGGATTAGCCCAGGTAGGTGGATTACCCGAGTATGACAAGGATTATGGTATCTTTCGAGATGCCAGAAGATATACAGGAAAAAAGTATCGAAAAGACTTTGACACCTTATAGGGTGTCTTTTTTATTACAATATAGGAGTGATATAAATGGCTGAAGAAGTTAAAACCTACAGGTCTTCTACAGGTGTAGATGAATTTTACTATGCTGAAATTGATGAAAGCAGTGAGAATGTAACCAATGGTATTATCGAACGAATTCAGTTCTTACAGAACATCACAGTTGATATGCCTCAGTCGGCGGTCCGTGCATTTGGTGACAACGTTACAGCCGAGCTTGCAGTATCCAGCGGTAATATTACTGTAACGTCAGGATTTCATACGTTGCCTGGAGCGGATAAAAAGCGGTTGCTTGGATTAGAAACCTCAAATGGATTGACGGCTCATGGTTCCGAAGACACTCCACCGTATGTTGCTTGTGTGTTTGCGAAAACATATGAAGATGGCTCGAAAGAATGGGTAGGGCTGACCAAAGGGATATTCTTGCGTCCTTCCATTAATGGTCAAACGAAACAAACAGAGACTACTTTCTCAACTGAGGAAATTTCAGCAGAATTTATGGATAGGAAAGTAGATGGCTTTGAACAAGAAAAATCCGTGATTTTCGGAAAAGATGCCAAAGGAGAAACTACAAATCGAGATGCTCTCTTCCAGGCGGTCTTTGGCAAACCTTATCCTTCAACCACAACAACAACCACAACAACGACTAGTGCATAATCATGAAGTTTATACTGTGTCAACCAGCGATAAAACGCTTTGAATGGGAGCTTGAAGTATGTTTAACCCGTCTCCGAAAATTAGGTATTAAAGAGATTGTCCTGTTATTTGCTAAGCAGGACAATCAAATACCTTTATATCTGAGGAATAAGTATGGAGTAGAAGTCCACATATATAAAGATGGGCGAAACGACAAGACATATATTCCTTCTATCAAACCTTATTTATGGATGAGGTATTTAGAAGAGGACCGTTCTCGTGAAGATGACAGTTATTTTTATTTGGATAGCGATGTATTATTGAGACAAGTTCCACAAGTTAAGGCTACAAAAAATAAATGGATCGCTTCCAATTGTGAAAGTTACCTAAGCATCGATTATATCGATAGTAAAGGTGAGGATTTACTGGATCGAATGTGCGGATTATTAAACATTGACGCTGCCAAGATCAGACGGGAGAATCCTGTTGGCGGAGCACAATGGATAATTAATAATCCGACTTTTGAGTATTGGAAAAAAGTATATCGTGACTCTGTTAAACTCTATAGATTTTTGGCTTCTGTGGAACCTGAATATGTAAAAGCCAATGGCCGAAGTTATACGCCAATACAGAAATGGACAGCAGAAATGTGGGCGCAATTATGGAATGTCTACCATTTTAATAAAGCGGTAAAGACACCAAGCGAACTGGATTTTTGTTGGCCGACTGATGATATTCAACGTTATGAAGAAACAGGCATTTTTCATAACGCTGGTGTAATGAATGATCAGCAAGGTTTGTTCTTTAAAGGGAAGTATGTGAATCATACTCCTTTCGATGATTCCTTTGAACACATTGATAATTCAAAGGCTTCCATAAAGTACGTGGAAGCAATAAAAGAGGTGAAATCGACGATGGCTAAATCTAAAGTTCAATATGAAGTGATAGAAAGTTTCCGGGACCTGGAGGATGACAAGGAGTATTTTGAGGGAGACCGTTTCCCAAAGCCTGCTAACAAGAAAGTTTCTGAGGAACGGCTGAAAGAATTATCTTCATCCAATAATAAAGCGGGACGGCCATTAATTAAAAAGGTTGATTGACAAAAGAGCAGGAGTAAAACCTGCTCTTTTTATTTATGAGCATTAATAAAAAAACAATTTGAGAGGATGTTTGAATTGGCTAATTTGAAAAGACACATGATCGAGCTTGTTACCAATGTAACGGAAGAGGGAGAAGTTGAAACGAAGAAATTTTTAACCCCACCATTTATCAAGTCAAGTGTAGTGTATGAGGCAATCGACATCAACGCCAAAATCGAAAGTGATGAAAAGCGGGACGCTAAAGGTGAAAAGGAATTATACGATGAAATCATGGACTTTGTTGCCAACCGTGTGTATGGCGGGCAATTCACAAAAGAAGAATTGTTCAATGGCATTCATGCTCCTGACTTGAACCAGGTATTAATTGATCAGATTATCTTTGTAGCAAGAGGGGTGCAGAATGATGCGACAAAAAAGTACCTGGCGAAGAAACGCTGACGGATGAAGATTTTACCGCTGAAAAGCAAAAAGAATACATGGATCGGCTTTTCAATGAGCTATTGAAGAATGGTAAGGATATCAACGAGATACTGGATATGCCTTACTATTTTGTTATTCAGCTATTAGAAGAAAAGAACAAACCGAAACAAGAGAAATCCCTGATCGCCGCATTTGGTGGTTGAGGGATTTTTAATTTTTTGAAGAAGGGAGGGAGAATACTTGGAAAGAATTGAAGGCATGTCGATAGGGCTCGACCTGGAGACAATGAAAGTGGAGAGCGGCCTAACAGACCTCCGTTCCAAAATGCGACTGGTAAACAGTGAAATGAAAGCCAATTTGTCAGCGTTTGACCGCGGAGACCGTTCGATTCGTAAATACGAAACACGGCTGGAAGGCTTAAATAAAAAATTAGAAGTACAGCGTTCCATCACCGAGAAGGCAAAGCGGAATTACGAAAAGATGGTCAATGAGCATGGGGAAGGTTCAATCGAAGCTGAAAAAGCTGCAAAGGCATATAATAACCAATCTGCCTCTCTTCAAAATTTGGAACGTTATGTTGATCGTACAACGGAAGAACTGAAAGAGCTCAAAAGAGAACAGGAAATCTCTGAATCTCGTTGGGGAAAAATGAGCACTTCCATGCAAAAAGCCGGAGACAAATTTATGTCTGTCGGTAAATCCATGACAGGTATTGGTAAAAATTTAACCATGAGCGTGACTGCTCCTATTGCTGGTCTGGGCGGCCTGATGCTGAAAACCGGTATGGACTTTGAAAAAAGCATGTCTAATGTGCAAGCCATCAGCGGAGCCACAGGGAATGATTTGGAGCAGTTAGAAGGCAAGGCTAGGGAATTAGGTGCATCGACAAGTAAAAGCGCCTCTGAAGCAGCTGACGCCCTGGGCTATATGGCATTAGCAGGCTGGGACACTACACAAATGATGGATGGCCTGGAGCCTGTACTACGGCTTTCTGAAGCAGGAAACATCGACCTGGCTCGCGCTTCCGACTTGGCAACGGATAGTATGTCTGCTCTCGGGGTAGAAGTCGAGGACCTTCCCAAATATCTGGATAACGTTGCACAAGCTGCTAGGAACAGTAATACCGATATTGACGCTCTGATGGAAGCCTATATTACGGCAGGCGGAAACTTTAAAGAATTTAACGTTCCTTTGGAAGAAAGTACGGCTTTGCTAGGAACACTTGCTAACAGAGGTTTTAAAGGTTCTGAAGCCGGCCGGGCAATGAACGCAATCATGGTCAATCTATCTTCAGGAGCTGGACAAGCAGGGAAGGCGATGGAAGACTTAGAAATTAGCGCTTTTGATGCTGATGGTCAGTTTATTGGCTTAGAAGAAACGTTACGACTGGTTAAAGATCGTACCAAGGATATGACCGATGAACAACGCGCTCAATACATTTCGATGATTGCCGGCAAAGAACATTTGAAGACTTTTCAAGGGTTGCTATCTGGTCTTGATGATGAATATGGCGAGCTTAAAGGGGATGTGTCTGACGCAGATGGCGCACTCAATGATATGGCTGAAACCATGCAAGATAATGCCCAAGGGAATATTCAGCGGTTAAAGTCAGCTTTCGAAGAACTGTCCATTCAATTTTCAGATAAAGTGTTGCCGATGTTCACGGATGGAGTAGAGAAGGTTACTGATCTTGTTCAATGGTTTGGCGAGTTGGACGAATCTACCCAAAAACAAATCCTTATAATGGGCGGATTGGCCGCAGCGATGGGTCCTGTTTTAATGGTGGGCGGAAGCCTGGTCTCCACTATAGGTGGCATTGTCACCATTGCAGGAGCTGCATCAGGAGCAATTGCAGGTGCTGGCGGTCTTGGAGCTGCTTTGGCAGGATTTGCAACTGGTCCTGTCGGTATAGCGATCGGTGCATTAGCTGGTTTAACAGCTGGAGGTATTGCCCTTTATAATCATCTAAAACAAGATGCTATACCAGAGGTTGAATTGTTTGGCGACCAGGTGTCAGATTCAACGGAAAAAGCTGTCGGGAGCTTTATGGATTTGAATGAAGAGGCGACCGTCCAACTTGATGAATTGGCCTGGAGCGGTAAAGAAGTAACATCAGACATGAGAGATTCACTTGTATCTAACTTTGATCAAATGGGAAATATGATCATCGATGGATTAGAAGAAGATAAAAACGATACCTTGAGCGTTATGAAAGATTTGTTCTCCGATGCTAAGAACATTTCTGAAGAAGAACAATCGGAGATTATTAAAAATGTTACAGAGGGTTATGAAGAGAGAAAGAACATTACAAAAGAAGGCATGAACCGAATCAATGAGATTTATTCGAATGCCTTAGAAGAAAACAGAACAACCACTGAAAAAGAAAATGCCGAAGTGGCCAGGATTCAACAAGAGTGGTTGGATATGGGTATAGAGGTACTAACAGAAAATCAACAAGAACAAAAAGTTATATTAGAAAACATGCAGCGTCAATCCTCTGAAATATCTGCTCGTCAAGCTGCTGAAGTAGTGAAAAATTCCATTGAGCAAAAAGATAAGGTTATTGCGGAGGCGGAAGAACAATATAACCGAGCAGTTGCAGAATTCACCCGTCAACGGGATGATTCAGGTGAATTAACTAAAGAACAAGCTGATACCCTTATTGCTGAGGCGGAAAGACAAAAAAACGACACTATTTCTCATGCTGAAGAAATGCATTCAAGAGTAGTGGAAGAAGCTCAAGCACAAGCTCAAGAGCATGTTGACAATGTAAGTTGGGAAACAGGCGAGATATATTCTAAATGGGACAAACTTCAAATTGACCTTGGAGCTAAATACCTCACGATGTATGCCGATTTATCCAAATTTACTAAGGATAGTCAGAGTAATATTGGAGATTTTGTAGTAAATAGCACCGGAAAGTTTTTGGATTTCAAGAGCAGTGCTACTGACTCTATTGCTGATCTGGTTTCAAATGGGTTAATAAAATTCGAAGAACTTAAAGTAGGAACCGGCGCAGCTCTAAAAGCAACCAAGGACATCATGAGTGATCGTTTTGAGGATATGGTTGATAAAGCCAAAGGCCTTCCGAAAATGCTAGGTGCAGGTATTGGTTATATGGCAGGCGATGTCAAAGATGGTATTACCGATGTGATCAATGCCATGGCTAGCAAGCTAGGCAAAGGTATCAATGGAACTATTGGTGGTGTGAACTGGGTTCTTGGCAAGATTGGGGTAGACAAATCTATTCCAAAATGGGACGTACCACATTATGCCGAAGGTACAGAAGGACATCCCGGCGGTTTGGCTATTGTGGGGGATGGTAAAGGCATAAATGCTGGTCCAGAACTTATCCAGTCTCCTGACGGCAAATTAGGTTTGAGTCCAGATAAGCCTACGCTGGTAAACATGGAGAAAGGAACTTCGGTTCTATCTGCAAAAGAAACGCGTCCGTTGCTCGATCTAATCCCTAAATATGCTTTTGGTATTGGCTCTCTAAAAGAAGCTGCCGGTAAAGTAAAAGACACTGCGTTAAATGTATGGGACTATATCTCAAATCCTAGCAAACTATTTGATAAGGCCATGGAGAAATTTGGAGTGGTAACTCCTGATCTTCCAGGATTATTTGATGGACTTGGAAAAGGCTTGTTCAACAAAGTTAAGGACGAGCTCCGTGACTATATTAAGAACAAGATTTCTGACTTTGGTTCATTTGATACCAACGCTCCAGGCAATGTTAAGTCGTGGATTGCAGCGGCTATGTCCAGGACCGGTGTTCCATCTTCATGGTTAGGCCCACTGACTACAATCGCTATGAAAGAATCCGGCGGTCGAACAGGCCCATCAACCATAAACCGTTGGGATATTAATGCGAAACGCGGCACACCTTCAATGGGACTTATGCAGACGATAGGTCCCACTTTTAATGCTTTTAAAGCACCCGGGTGGAATGACATCATGAATCCGATCCACAACGCTGCGGCAGCCATTAACTATATCAAGAGCAGATATGGCAGCGCATTTAATGTACCAGGTATTAAAGCGTTGGCAAAAGGATTGCCGTATGTGGGTTATAAAACAGGAGCTCGTATTAGCACGCCTGGTCTATATGGTTTTGCCGAAGACGGTTGGCCAGAATATGCTATCTCTACAAACCCGGCGAGAAGAACCGATTCCATGAAATTGCTGGCTCTGGCAGGGAAAGAAATTGCAGGGAATAAACGTCCAGGACAACTACCTGATTATCAAGAAACGAATTCTCGTGTTGTACAAATACTGGAACAATTATTGGAGGTATTAACAAACGGTGGAGGAAGGAATGAAATTAATCAAACAGTTAACTATTATGATACTGTTCCTAACCCATCAGAAACCGCACGTAAAAATAAACGTGCCCTGCAGCAACTTGGACTAGAATTAAATTAGAGGTGATAGATAGTGCGTAGGATAACTTATGAAAATGCAAGGGGTGAAGAAATCGTATTTTATCTATCACCTCTAGTAATTGAATCTTTAACTGGCATTGGCGAAGTAGATGCTGAAGTGCAAGGACAAAAATCTCCATATCAAGATGGAGATACCTATATTGATTCTTTGTTACAAGCACGATATATCGATTTACATGGAAAAATCACAAAAACAAAACTCTCGGAAATAAAACAACTTCGCAAAGAGATTATACGTGTTTGTAATCCAAAACTTGGTTTGGGCAAAATCGTACTCGAGTTAGACGGAGATGTAAAAGAAATCGAAGGAGTTTTAGAAAGCGTACCTACTTTTCCCGAAAAGAGACAAAACCCTTTTCAAGAATTCCTGGTTAGCTGGAAGTGTCCGGATCCCTACTGGAAAGACCCGCAAGAAGTATCGCGAGCTTTAAAGGCTTATGAAGGGAAGTTCACATTTCCTTTCAATTTTCCAGTAGAGTTCGGGATTGAAGGTGATTCTACAAGTATTTATAACGAGGGAGACGTAGAAACACCTGTTCAAATTAATATCCAGGGACCCGTAAGTAACCCGATGGTAAAAAATCGTACAACTGGAGATTATATAAGGATTTGGAGGACACTTTCTGCTGACGAGGTTTTGCATATAGATACCAATCAACAAAACAAAAGAGTAGAAATCTATCTCAATGGAAGCGTTATTCAAAAGGCGTGGGGTTATTTAGACGATTATTCGGAACTATTTAAGTTGATCCCTGGCCAGAACAAAATAAGTTATGTGGCTGATTCATCAACCGATAACGCAATTGCATCCATCGCTTGGAAGAATAGATATGTAGGAATATAGGAGGGAATAAAGACTAATGGTAGAACGAAGCTACTTTTTTAATACGCCCGAAGGCGGACCTGCTTATGAGTATAAAGCGGGAGATTTCGCTCGATTTCATGCCCAAATCATCGGTAATGGCGTGTCCAATACAAATACGTTAGATGACTTAGCTGTATCATCAAAGCAAAATATGACTGTGTCATTAGCAGCTGGATATGCATTTGCGAATGGTTATATGTACGAAAACACAGCAGCGAAAGACTTAATTCATGATATTGCGGAGCCTGACACCGACCGTATAGATCGCATAGTTATTGCATTCGATAATACTCCCACTCAAAGAAAGACCTATTCATATGTTAAAAAGGGGATTCCGGGTACGAACCCAACTCCACCGTCTCTTACTAGGAGCAGCTATATTTATGAATTGAGTGTAGCCCAAGTGTTAATCGAAGCGGGAAAATCTTATATTGAAAATGATCAGATAACCGATGAACGAACAATCGATGCGGTTTGTGGATATATTCCATTGCATAACATTTATAGGGCGCTTTCCATCGATGAATATGGAACCGCAACGTTTTTGAACCAATCATTCATCAAGACAATAAACGAGGAAGGCGTAACATTTGAACAAAGCCAAGTACGAGAGGTTCCTTTCGGGAGGATAATCGAAGACACACAGGGCGAAATCAATTCTGATTCTACATTCATTGCAAGAGCAAGAGGGGTATATAGCTTCTGGGCTGAAATTGGATGGTGGAAAACATCCTTCCCTGTGGGGATTGATGTACAGATTTACGTTTATGTGAACGGAGAAGAAGCCTTCCCGATGGTTGCAAAAGTGCTTAATTCTTCCAATGATAACTTTGTTATAGCCAGTGGTATAGATCGTTTGCAGGCTGGAGATGAAGTCCAATTCAAAGCGATTGTATTTCATACAGGCGGCGAACCTGTTACACCAAATTTAATTCGTCTTAGGATTGCAAAACTTTCATAAGGAGGGATTTTAATGAAACGACCTATTAGAATATACACTCCCCATCTTGATTTAGAAAAAGAAATTGAGAGGTATGAAAGTTTACAGTTCACCCGAAGTTTTTATGGAAAAGGTGAATTTGAGCTGCATATTAACCGTTATATGGACGGTGCTGAACTTTTGAAAAAAGGCAATATAATAGTTTTGGATAAAAAAGCAAACAAAGCTGGAATCATTCTGACTAGAGAGATTGCGCTAGATGAGAAAGGGAAAGCATCGGAGAATTGGAAAATTACCGGTTATACGTTGGATGGGTTAATTAGTCGAAGGCAAACAGTTCCGAGCAGTGATGATGCCGGAGGTTATGATCGAAAAAGTGGTGACGCAGAAACGGTAATGAAGCACTATGTGCAAAAGCATTTTGTTAATCCAGAAGACCCTAAAAGAAAAATGCCTATGATAGAAGTAGCCCCCAATAAGCACCGTGGTGACCACATTAATTGGGAATCTCGATTTAAAGTAGTGTCTGATGAGTTTGAAACAATTGGTAAGCAATCAGGGCTAGGGTGGACAGTATATGCCGATACTGCTAACAAAAAATTCATTTTTGATGTTATGGAACTGAAAGATTTGACGAAGGGAAACAAGTCAGGGTTTACACCTGTTGTGTTTTCACCGGATTTCGGGACAATTAAAGATCAGTCATTTACCGATAGTGATAAGGATTACAAAAATGTAGGCTATGTAGGCGGTCCGGGAGAAGGGGAAGACAGGGTAATTGTCAAAGTAGGTGAAGAAGCGGAGGGGCTGGAAAGAATTGAAACTTTTATTGATGCTCGCGATGTCGGAAGTGAAGATGAAGAGCTAACCGATCAGGAAGTTGAACAACAACTTAAAGAACGAGGAGAGCAAAAGTTATTAGAAAAAGGAAGACTTCTGTCCTTTGAAGCACAAATTTTCACACCAATAACAGAAGAGGTTAATCGGATCCCTAATGGTAAACCAATCGCTAAAACTCCTTTCGAATATGAAGTTGACTTTGATATTGGTTGTCGGGTAACAATTCTAAATAAAAAATGGGGTATTATGCTTGCTGCACCAATCGTTGAATTAAAGGAAATTCATGAAGTGAATGGTTTTACACTCGAAGGAACATTCGGGGAGGCTAAACCGACTCTCATTACAAAAATTAAAAAGAGGTTCGATGAACTCACAGGTGTAGAACAACAAGAGTTTCCCGTACAGTACTCAAAGGTTCAATTAGAAAAATCTATAAAATATACGAATGAGGGACTGACAAAAGAAGAACAGGAACGTATTAAACAAGCCGAAGAGAATTTAAAAAAGTCCAAAGAGCATACGGAAGAGTATGCAGAGCAGAAGTTTTATCGAGGTCCGACTGAACCTGAGAATAAACAGTTAATATGGATTGATACTTCAAATCCGGACCAGGACTTATGGAAACGTTGGGACGAAGCAACGAATTCATGGCAAATAGGTCCTGGCGGTCCGCAGGGTGTGCAAGGTCCTCCTGGTCAAGATGGACAAACGTACTGGACATGGATAAAGTACGCTGATGACGAGCTAGGAAACGGAATGAGCGATAATCCAACGGGGAAATCCTACATGGGGATTTCTTATAATAATGAAAGTGCCGTTGAGTCCTCAAATCCTGCTGATTACCAATGGGCGAAAGTAGAAGGACCACAAGGACCGGAAGGCCCGCAAGGGGTTGAGGGTCCTCCTGGAGCAGACGGCCAACCTCGTTATACATGGATTCGATATGCTGACGATGAGCAGGGCAATGGAATGTCGAACATTCCAGATGGAAAGGAATACATTGGACTGTCGTACAACAATGTAGAGCAAACGGAGAGCGATGATCCTGCTGACTATTCGTGGTCGAAATATAAAGGTGATAAGGGTGAAAAAGGCGAGACAGGCCCCCAAGGAATACAAGGCCCTCCTGGAGAAGATGGACAGCCACGTTTTACTTGGATACGTTACGCTGATGATGTAAACGGAAATGGGATGTCGAACTATCCAGACGGAAAACGATATATCGGTTTGGCGCATAACAAGACGACAGCAACGGAGTCCACAGACCCTTCCGACTACACTTGGGCGAAAATAGAAGGCGATACAGGACCACAGGGTCCAGAAGGCAATCAAGGTCCGCAGGGTCCACAGGGACCAAACATAGTGGACACCAATACTTCGTTTGGCGTGAATTGGCTGGTAGCCGATTATATCAAGTCCCTAAATGGTTTGAACGTGGGGAATGGTCAATTCGTCGTGGATGACGATGGCAATGTGCGTTTCGGTGGGCAATTACAAGGTCCTAGTGGAACATTTGGAAATGTATCCGTTGTGGATGGTAATTTCGTTCTCAAGGATAGCGCATCGGGTATGGAATATAATATCGCCAGCCTGCAGAATTATATACTGGACCACTCATTCGAGTTAATACGAGGGAATGGCAATGTTGATTACGACTATATGTGGTTGGACTATAACTCCAGTGACGATAACAATGTCAGATCCTCATTGTGGAAGAGTATTGGCAGACCTAGAGTTGGCTTAAGGCTAGATAATAACAGCCATACTGTGGACTTTGGGAAGCAAAGCATTTGTGTAAATAAAAGCAACTATGTCTCCCAGTTTATTCCGGCAGGTAATTTCAAAGTCGATACGACATATTCTGTCAGCGCTTTTTTCAGAAGGCAAAGGAATGTTGGGGCAGGGGCGCAACCACGTATTTCAGTCCAGCTTTATGATCAGATTGATGGTACGATAATCGAGACTCTAAAACAGACTACTTTCCCGAGGGTTCCAGATGATTATAGTTCTGTGCGCAGATCCACCACATTCTCTATACCAGCTTCCAGAAAAGATGATCTGGTAGACTATGTGGCTATCCGTGTTGTGTTCTGGGGAGCAGAAGATCATTGGCATGCCGTTGATGGCGCCCAGTTAGTGATGGGTGCATACCCGTCGGTATATGCACCAGAAGAAGGTCTATATAGCTTTTTGAGTGGTACAGAGGATCTGACTTTGCGTGAGGGTGTACGATTTGGACACTTATCAGGGGCTACATTTGATAAATATGGAAACCTGCATGCGCCGCCATCCGCCTCTGCAGGGGCATACTGGAACATACAGGACTACGAGGACAATGTCATACTCAAGGTGCCGTGGGGGTCTAACGGCGGAGATATACAATGGAAGGGGATAAACCTTACCGTAATGGAGCATTTGTGGTCCGGATCTATCTATCCAAAAGGCGATCAAGAGGCGTATCCATCCAAGAAATTATCGGAATGCAAGACTGGATGGATTCTGGTATGGTCTGATTATGACGTTGGCTCTGGTTCCAACAATTTCAATTGGGTATTTAGTATAGTACCCAAGCGTTTCGGAATGACATCGTTGGAGGGTGGAGGATGCTACTTCGTAACTCCTAACAGTGATAATACAGATCATGGCGCTAAGTATATTTATGTGTACAATGACCATATACGAGGTAATGATAACAATAATGTTTCTCCATTAAACGATGTGGTTCTAAGGTACATTTTCGAATGCTAGGAGGAGACATAAGGTGAAGATATATTTATTCGTCGATGGCGACAGGGTAACGGGGTATGGTGATAGACCATCCTACACCCCTCATGAGATAGAGATTGAAGTAGCGGAAAATCATGAGGTATTGAGGAACTCACGTATATTTAGATACGTGGATGGTGAGTTGATAAGGGATGATGAACACCAACTGCTAGAGGTGAAGAACAGAAAGATACATGAGTTGTCCGCAATGTGCAATAAGGCAATCCTGGGGTACTTCAATGTCGATTTGGATATCGGCACTTATAGCTTCTCCTTCGACAAGGAAGCGCAGGACAATTTCACTAATACCATGGCGCTTATGAACAACGACGTCACAGAGGAAGTGAGATGGACCGCCCACAAAGACGGAGAAGTGCACAGGGTGACACTGGATAAGAATACGTTTATGACAGTGGCCAAGGCTGGATTTAACCACAAATGTCATCAGATATCTAGATTCAGGGATGAATTGCAACCGTTGGTGGAACAGGCCAATACGATCGAGGATATAAAGGCGGTACAATGGTAAGAACATGCTGGGAAAAGTTAAAGATAAAAGTTATTTTGAAAAGATTAATAGATAGGATGAAAACGCCGAATAGGCGTATTTTTTATACTATAAAGGATAGTCATCCCTTTCTGTCGAATTAATGCGGAGGAGGGATAGAGTGTACAAATTCGATATTATCCAAATAAACAACTGCGATCCTTTTACAACATATGGGGGATATGAAGGCAACAGCAAAACCATAGTTATTGCCACTAAAGATACATTGCTAAAAAAGCAATTTAAGATTCTACGGGACGAAAAGAAAAAGATTGAATATATTTCTTTCAACAGCAGTGATGGTAAGACTGATTCTCAATTTAGTGGTAAAAAGAGTGTTCTGGGGATTGATAACAGTTTAAGCGGAATGTGTAAAATATTATTAGGGTAGAAAAATACGCCTTAGAGGGCGTATTTTTTATGCTTGTTTTGTTGTACCCATTGCCAAATAGGGGTGGCTAAAATAATATAGATAATAAAGTTAGGAGGGATAGTGTGTTGAAATGGCTCGTAAAAGCCCGATATTTGCTTATCATCGTAACCATAGCCGCCCTATTTGTAATTGCATTTGAATATTTCACTGTTGATTTAAAGGCTCCTCATCCAGATGGTGGGTATTCAGTAATTGACATGAGTGGTCCTTATGGAAAAATTGGAGAGGTTTTACTTTCAATCCATTCCATTGCAATAAAGACACTTGCAGTATCTTGTATAGGAGTGATATTGCTTACCTATCAAATAAGAAATTCATATTAATTTTAATACGCTGGATAACTCTGGCGTATTTTTTATGTTTTCAAAGAGAGAAAATTATCAGGGGAGGGTCAATAGAAATGGAGGAGATTACCGTGGATACGGTATTACAGTACTTTTTAACACAGGGACCCTTCGCGTTATTATTCGTTTGGCTACTAATACATGTGATGCGGGCGAACCAGGAGCGCGAAATGCAATTACACAGTTTATTGGACAAGTTTAGCGACAAGTACGATGTTGTTATAAAAGAATTAAAGGATATCAAAGACCGATTGCCCCCCAGGTAGTCGGTTTTTTAATTGGCTAATAAGGAGGTGAAAAGCATGGAAGACGTATTGATTTTTGCAACTGTCATTTTACCGATTGTAACCGCACTTGTCGAGCTAGTTAAGCGTACAGTGACTATCCCTAAAAACATTGTACCGTCTGTAAGCTTTTTGGTCGGCATTGCTATTGGTGCAGCTGCTTATCCGTTTACGGACCTAGAGCTTGTACTGCGACTGTGGGCCGGTGGTTTTGCTGGATTGGCTGGTACAGGTTTGTTTGAGCTTGCTGTAAATAAACGAGAGGGAACAACAAAATAAAAGGAGCGTGTTAGCATGGTTACAATCCACAAATCATTCATCCCGGCCAGCAATAAAGAGCTACGTCCGGGATATTCTATGGATCCTGATTTTGTTACAATCCATAATACGGCCAACAGGTCAAAAGGTGCCGATGCGGAAATGCATGCTCGGTACCTTTTGAATGGTGCCGGCGGTCGACAAGTATCCTGGCATTTCACAGTTGATGACAAAGAGATTTATCAGCACTTGCCAACGGATGAAAACGGCTGGCATGCGGGTGATGGTCAAGGTAATGGAAACTGTAAATCTATTGGTGTGGAAATCTGTGAAAATGAAGATGGAGACTTTGAAAAGGCAGTGGCCAATGCCGCATGGCTTGTACGCCAGTTGATGGACGAGCATAATATCTCGATCGATAACGTGGTACCACACAAACATTGGTCAGGGAAAAACTGTCCTCACTTGCTACTAGGTCGTTTCGACGATTTTAAAGCGCAAGTGTCAGGTGTTAAGCATAAGCCTGCCAAACAAAAGAAAACGAAAGCCAAAACTGTCAAAGAGGTGGAAGGCAAACAGTACATCCATTTACCGGAAACTGCAGAAAGCTGGCGTATATATCCTGTTGATGCTCCGCCTACAAAAGGAATCGAAAAAGGTTTTCTAAAGCCTTCTAAATTCGGCGGGCTAACCTATGAAATACTTGGCGAGAAAGAGCCGGACGTCTATGTCATTAAGTCGTCTGATTTCGGAAAAGGGAAAGTTTATGGCGCTGTAAGTACCGGCGCGAAAATAACAGGATCGTCAATTACAAAAGCGAAAGAATCAAATAAGGAAACTCTATATCTTCCGGCGAGCGCTTCGTCCTGGAGAGTCTACCCGACCAACAAAGCACCGGTAAAGGGAAATGAGAAAGGCTTCCTTAATCCTAAAAAATTCGGTGGCCTTCAATACGAAGTGTTGGGTAAACCGCAAGCTAACGTCGTAACTATTAAAACATCAGACTTTGGTAAGGTTAATATTTACGTTGGTCCTGGTACTGGTGCTAAAATAAAATAAAACAAAAAGCCCTCCATAGTGGGGGCTTTATTTCCATTTGTCTTTAACTCTATGACAGTCAAAAATGCATGATATAAGGCCTTCTAACGAGTATGCGACCATATCTTGGTTAAGGTTAGGAAAATTGCTCCCTTTCTTTAGGTAGAAGTCGTTTAATGTATTATCTAGTTTATGTATTAGTTTGAAATCTTCGTATAATATAAGGTTACTATATCTTATTAAGTGATTATTAACTTTTATTCTGCTCTCTGATAATAAAAAAGTTAGAAAATCCCTATTAGTAATTTCGATTTTATAACCTTTACTTTGAAAATGATCAGTTTTTTTATTCCAAAATCCTTCTCTTTTAATTATTTTTGCGATACTCTCACTGTCTAACGTGTGTAAATTCATAGATCTATAATTATAATCCCCGTCAGGATCTAAACCATAATATACATCCTCCTCAGGAATTAAGAGTCTATGTAAGCCAAACTCTAGTTCAGAATAAATGGAATGAAATTCCCAGTCAACTGTATATCTTTTGTTAGCAGTTTCTCTCCGCCCTTGTTCTGAGTACAAGAAATCTAATAAGTAAACAGTAATAATTAAACTGAACAAAGAAGTTAAGTAACTTTCCAACTGGAAATTCTTAATTAGCAAATTCAAAATTACAATAACAGTAAAAATGATAATAAAGAAAAGATTCATAGGCCACAAGCTTTTAATTCGATTGATAAATCGTCTAAAACCATTTTTGGTCCTTTTTAAATTATTAGAGATATATTCATCGTTAAAGAATACCGAAAATAAAACAAAGACTGTGTAAAAAATAACTAATAAAATTAAAGCTAAGTTAAAGTAAAAACGTTCCAACAA